CGGAACACGTTAGGGCAAGTGTTGCTGAGAACATCTTGGATAGGCACCTCGGCAAGCCTGTAATGAGGGCTCAGGTGGCCCTGCAAGGACAAATCAATGTGATGATTGACCTAGCTTAGCCCACCGCTAATCATTCTACGTGCACTTTTGCCTGTGGCTTGATGTCCTCACAGAATGGCAGGGGGGTTAAAAACTGGTAAGCCTTTATCGGTATCTCCTGTCATACACACACCTTTCCAAATAACCATTTTCATCTACGTGTAGACCCCCGCTCAGTTTATCGGATCAATTTCTGATAACGGTCGATATTAGAAATTATCTTCGGATGGGTGTATTGTCCGATGGAGCCAACGGAGATCGACTATGCCGAGAATCGCACACACGATAAGAGTGCCGAAACCGAAGAAACCTGTAAGCCGTGGCCCTGGTCGAGTTGTTCGATCACAATCCGGCGGAGCTGTGAAAGGTCCGATACCGCACCCAGGCGGATCCAATCGAACCAATTTCAATACCGGAATCAGCATCATTCGATATGGCACCGCTCCCAGAGCGCCGGTCAAGCCCGCACCGAAACCCGCTCGGCAACGAAAGGTGAAACACGTCTAATGCCTCAGCATCCCCGTAAGAAATTCAAGCACCCTCGACGCAAGCCCCGTCACCCGAAGAAATGAGCAATCTGAAGTCGGTATTCGAGGAATTTGCGCTGCGTAGGCGTAACCGCGATTTGTTCAACCGGCTCAAGGGCGAGGGCAGGATCGTGTCGGACAGGGACAATGAAGCCAAGGGTGGCCGGGGGCCAGAAAATCCCGCCACTCGCAGACCTCGCAAGGATCGTCGCCGGCGTCAGGGCATATTGCAGACGCGATGAGCGACAACATCAATTTTTCAGGATCGATCGAACGCTTTCTCAAAGGCGATGCCGACCCGATCAATATTTTCGGACTGAACCCGACCCGCGCCGAGCTGCGTGCAAACGAGGCTGATCGTGGTCGTCGTGCCAGCCAGATCGCTGCCGAACAGGGTAGCCCGTCTTTGCGTGCTGCTGGCGGCACTATCGATGCGCCGACCAAGCAGGTCGCCAAACTCAGGAACAAGACCGGCAATATCGGCCTGTCGCCATTGAACCCTGTGCCGCTGCCGTCCGTGACCCTGACCGCTGTTGGCATCCGTGAGGCCGGCAAGTCATCCAGTGCGAGCAAACGCAGGAGATCCTTGGCGGCCACTAATTTAGCGCAATCCAAAACCGCACTGACGGCTGAAAACTTGGCGAAAACTCAAAGTACCCGTTTCTCAGAAACGCGGCTACGACGCTCTATACTTGGGCGTCAAGGCCGCGCCACTTAGATTCAAAAGGAGAGGATGTGAGGGCTGGAATCTCCACACCCGTAAATCGGCAGTTCACATTTCATACGGATGTTGACTGGATGAAGAAGATCCCGTTGGGTAAGGGACACCTGGGCGGCATCGTCCTGTGGTCGCATATCTGCTTTGCAGCCAAGGCCGAGGACATCCCCGAGTGGCTGTTCCGCCATGAGCTCGAGCACGTTTACCAGCAGATCCGTGATGGCCGGCTTCGCTTCTACCTGAAATACTTCTATTATTCGATCCGCTATCGGAGCTACAGCAAGAATCCCTACGAGATAGAGGCTCACGAACGACAACACTTACCGTTGCAAGAATCAGAGGAGCAAGCCCTGTGGAACTTAAGAGAAAACTGACCGCACTCGCCAAGCGAATGAACCCTCAGATCGAGGCGTACACTATCGCCAAAGCGATCGACCAATCCATCAAGCGCATTGATGAGCTGATGACCTACGCGCAGGAGAAACTTGACCGCTCCGAGGAACGTAAGAGGCTCAAGGAAAAGACCCTCGGCCAGCAAGAGGATGATCGTCGCAAGGCCGCTGCCGCTGCTGTGCTGGAAACGCAGAACAAGGAGAGTGATGCGAATCTTGCAGACCAGGCCGAGTCCTTCGAGGAGCGCAACGCAGTTATGTCGAAGTCCGAGAAACCTGCTCCTGCTGAACCAGAGCCGTCGCAGAAGAACCTTGAATCGACCACGAAACTGCTGTGAGGCCGGGATTCAAATGGCTGATTGCCCTGCTGCTGTTGTCGATCCTTGTCTTGATGGTCGGTTTGCCGCTGTGGGGATTCGTGTTCGGCCCCGGTTTTGATCCGTAGTGCCGGGCGAGAACCTACAAAAGCTGAATAAGAGCGAACTGGCACAGCTTCGCGGCATCGTGCGTAAGGTGTATTGCGAAGAACAGGGCATGAGCGCCGAAGAAGCAAAGGTCAGTTGGCCTGATCGCGAGTGCGACAAGCTAATCGACTCCTTGCTGCCCGACACCGTTGAAAAACTCAAAGAGATGGGCGAGAGCAGAGGATTTCTTAGCCATAAGAAGTTTTTCTTACCCTCCAAGATCGTCGGGCTGAACGGCAAGCGGATTATGAAAGAGGATGTCTGACTTTCACTATAAGCCTGACGGTGCAGTTCTCAGACAGTACATGAAGGACGATGATTTCTTCCGAGGCATACGCGGACCAGTCGGTTCCGGCAAGTCTGTCGGTTCTGCCGTTGAAGTGTTCAGGCGCGGGCTCATGCAAGCCCCGAATGATAAGGGCATACGACGGTCCCGTTGGGGAGTGATCCGCAACACCGGCCCGCAGCTCAAAACCACAACCATCAAGACCTGGCTGGACTGGTTTCCCGAAGATACCTACGGTCCCTTTCGTTGGGGCGTGCCATTCACTCATCACATCATGGTCGGTGATCTTGATATGGAGGTGATCTTCTTGGCGCTGGACTCCGAGGAAGATATTCGCAAGTTACTCTCACTGGAGCTGACCGGGATATGGTTAAACGAAGCAAGGGAGATGCCCAAGTCGATCATCGACGCCTGCACCATGCGCGTTGGTCGTTTCCCATCGATGAGGGAGGGCGGGCCGTCTTGGTACGGAGTCATAGCGGATACAAATGCACCGGAGGACGATCACTGGTGGCCGATTATGAGCGGCGAAGCGCCGATCCCAGAGTTCATGGCACCACAGGAAGTGTTGATGCTGAGGAAGCCCGAAGGCTGGAAATTCTACACACAGCCCGCGGCGATGGTTGAGGAAAAGAACCTTGAGGGTGACGTAATCGGCTACGAGATGTCGCCAGATGCTGAGAATTACAAGAACCTGACGCCTGACTACTACCGAAAGATCATCACCGGCAAGAGAAAAGACTGGATCGATGTCTACATAATGAATCGGCTCGGTACGGTGTCCGAGGGTAAGGTGATCTACCCCGATTTCAACGATCAGGTACACATCGCCAAGGAAGAAATAGGCGTAGCACCGGGGCGTACCATTTATGTTGGCCTCGACTTCGGTTTTCACCCTGCCGCAATCTTCGCGCAACGCTTCAGTCGCGGCCAGTGGAACATCATTGATGAGATTGTGGCCGACGATCTTTCAACGCCGGCATTCGCACGCGAGATTAAAGCCAAAGTGAAGGAGTTAAGCACCGATGAGCGACAGGAAATTAGAATCTATGGAGATCCCGCAGGCGACCAACGAACGCCTGGTCGTGAAGACAAGGCAACTTCATTCAAGATCCTTAAAAGCAATGGGGTTATCGCCCGTCCAGCACCGTCGAACGACCCGGCAACGCGGATCGAGGCGGTAAAACAGGTAATCGATCGCATGATTGACGGTCGGCCAGCGTTATTGGTGTCTCCCAAATGCGTAACCTTGAAGAAAGGCTTCGTTTCGGGCTACTGCCGACGCAGGATCAACGCAAAAGGGCCACCTCGCTACGAGGAACGTGCAAACAAGAACAAATTCTCACATCCACATGACGCCTTGCAGTATCTATTCCTTGGCGCAGGAGAAGGAAGGACATTATTTCAGAACCTGAATCAGCATTCCCCAAAAGGGAAGGCGAAGACGAAATGGCCTGTATTCGGCAAGAAGAAAAGACGCGCGCAGACTTCAGGACGCATCGGTATATAGTCTGTTTCGTTGAGCGCGAGGGCCGCAACTGGTGGGATTGGTTCTTCCGCACCCGGCTCGGCTTTCGGCATTGCTTCGTGGTGCAGTGGTGCGAGTGGACGCAGCGCTGGATCATGGTCGATTGGCGAAAATCGAGGACTGATTTCACGGTGTTTTTCGACTTTGAAATAGAGGCTTTTCTTCGTCAAATGCGCGTGGTGCATGGCACTGTGGTCGAGCTGACCCCACCGGAACGGGAAGATGATGCGGGCGGCTTGCTGACCTATTGCAGCAACATAATCAGTCGCTTCATGGGTTTGGGAAATACCGTAATACTGACACCATACGGTTTATACCGTAGAATCCTCGCTGCTGGTGGTGAGGTCGTCTATTCCTGGAGGGACGAAGATGAGCAGCAGTCCGAAGCAGACAGCCGCACAGAAAGAACTTGAAAGGATCTCCATTGAGCGCGAGCGGCAGCTCCGGGTTGAGAACGCGCGCCAAACAACCAAAGTATTCAGCGATAACCTCGCCTTCCGCAACAAACTCCGTGGCATTTTCTCCTTGCTCTCTGGTGGCTTCAAAGGCTTCCTTGGTTCTTCTGGCGCGTCAGCGGGTGGCGGTGGTGGCGGTGGTGGTAGCGTCGGGCCGGGCGGTAATGTCGGCGGTATCGGCGGTGGCGGTGGCGGTGGCGGTGGCGGCGGCGGCGGCGGTGGTCGTGGTCCCGGCAATCGTGGCCCCCGTGGTCGTGGACGCAACCGATGATCAAGCACAACGGCAAGGAACTACTGAAGCGTTTCAGCAAAGCCAGGTCGAACCGATCAAATTGGGAAGACTTGTGGCAGGACATTTACGATCTGACCATGCCAGCACGCGAAGGCTTCTACGACGTTGTACCGGGTGAGGAACGCTCCGAAGAAATCTTCGATGAAACCGCGCTGGTGTCACTCGCTGATTTTGTTTCTCGCATCCAGCAAGGCGTCATTCCATCTCACCTCATGTGGTTCCGGCTCGAACCGGGACCGGAGATCGAAGATCCCCAAGAGCGCAAACAGCTACAGGCGGAACTCGACATTGTTGGGCGGTTCATCTGGGATGCGATCGTCAACTCGAACTTCGCAAACGAATCGCAGGAAGTCTTAACCGACATTGCCGTTGGCTGGTCAACGCTCACCATCGATGATGGTATCGACGGCGCACTGCTCGCCTTCAAAGCGTTACCGCAATGCCAAACCTTCTGGGATACGGGCGGCCCGATGAGAGAAGTTGACGGTGTGTTCCGGGTTCGCGAGAAGATCCGTATCCGCGACATCAAATTGATCTGGCCTGACGCCGTTATCAGTGAACAACTGAAGGGCATCATGCGTGGCGAAGCCGATGCAGAGACCAACCTGGTCGAAGCAAGTTACCGGGATTGGGATGATCTGCGAACGCCTGTCTATCGCTATCAGATTGTGGCCGGCGCAGACAAGTCGATGATCCTCGACAACGAAGCACGCGGCCTCGGCGCCCGGCCATACGTTACACCACGTTGGCAGGTTGCTGCAGGAGAGGTGTACGGACGCGGCCCATTGGTCTCGGCCCTGCCTGCTATCAGAACGACCAACCTTGTTACGGAGATGATTCTTGAAAACTCCCAAATGGCTATCAGTGGTCTTTGGCAGGTGGATGACGACGGCACCATCAACGTCGATAACGTGGAAATCGTACCGGGCGCAGTGTATGCAAGACCTCCAGACAGCAGAGGCTTGGAACGCACCGACAGTCCCTCGAATTTCAACGTCGCAGACATCGTTCTATCGCAGCAGCAAGAGAATATACGCAAGGCGCTCTTTTCCCAGAATCTCGGACCTGTCGACCAGACCCCGAGAAGTGCAACCGAAATCAATGCCCGAATGCAGGATCTCGCTGAACAAACTGCGGGACCAAGCGGGCGTCTGAAAGCCGAATGGCTCGACAAAATGATTCAACGCATTGTGTGGCTATTCACACAGCGCGGCATACTGGAAATGCCGCAGGTTGACGGCAAGGCAATCCGAGTCGTAGCCAAGTCTCCGCTCGCAAGAGCGCAGAAGTTTGAGGAAATTGAGAGAATCCGCGGGTTCGCGGGTGATGTCATTGGGATGCTTGGGCCGCAAGCTGGTCAGCTTTACATCGATCACGATGAGCTGGTTGACGAGTTGCAATCCAAGTGGGAAGTGCCGCAAAAGTTGGTGCGGCCAGAGGCTGAACGAGAGAGGATGTTAGCGAGCGCAGCAGACCTTGCACAACAATCTGGAGGACTGCCAGCGCAAGCTCAAATTGGGCAATGAGTGAAGATGAAATCGGCAAGGACATAAGACCAAAGAAAAAGCCAAGACAAAAAGCAATGCAGTATGTCGGGCCAGATGGTCTCAAGCGTCCGCCAAAATTTGAGAGAGAACTTAATTCGCAGTTCGCGATTATTTTCAACAGCGCGGCTGGCAAAAATGTTCTCGACTATCTCAAGTCGGTAACGACTGGTCGCGTGTTACCGCCCGGCTTGCCGCCAGAATCATATCCATATCAAGAGGGAGCCCGTTGGCTGATGGGCATAATTTCAACTCGTATCAAAGACGGTGAGGACAAGAAACCATGAAATATTTTATGTGGCTGTTGTGGATGTTTCCCAGAGGTGAGGGTGACGGTGATGGCGGGGACGACAAAGGCGGTGGCGATGGTGCTGGCGATGGAGATGGGAAAGGCGGTGATGGTGCCGGCGACGGCGAAGGAGATCGCAAGCCGCTCGGCGGCGATGCCCCGGATGCCAAACCAGATTGGGTGGCAGACAAATTCTGGAATCCAGATACTAAGACTGTTCGCGCCGAACAGCTCGGCAAGTCGTTCAACGAGCTCGAGGGCAAGTTCCGAGAAAAGACCGACGTACTGAAGGAAGAAATTCGCACAGAAATGCGCGCAAGTGCGCCAGAGAAATACGAGGTCAACCTGTCGGACGATCTGAAGATCCCTGATAACGTCGAGCTGGACTTCTCCGAAGACGATCCTTTAGTGAGCTGGTTCTTTGGCTTCGCCAAGGAAAACGGGATGTCTCAGGAAACCGTCGATAAGGCGCTGAATGAGTATGTCGGCATCGAAATGGCGAACATGACCGACATGAACAAGGAGATCGAGAAGCTTGGCGACCACGGACAGGATAGGATGCTACGAGTCCACAACTGGCTTGAGTCCAAGCTTTCGGCGGACCAGCTCACGTCACTCAACCCGCTTTTGAATACAGCCGCGCAAGTCGAGGCACTGGAAGTCCTTATGAAAACAGCCGGGCCAGCCGACTTTGACGCAGATGCAGGCGGTGCGCCGCTGTCGCTGGATGAGCTTCGCTCGATGCAAAACGATCCTAAATACTGGCAGACCAAAGATCCGGCATTCATCCAGAAGGTATCGGACGGGTATAAGCGACTTTACAAGGGACAGGAGTAGGGCATATAGTTCGGGTCGAAGGCCGCTACCAGTCGCCTCGGCCCGGGTTCCCCGGCACAACCGATCAAGGCTTCAAGTAGAGATAACCTGGGATGGTTCCTCAATCTACTTGGAGAAATAAATGTTCTTGCTTCGATTCTTGCTTGGTCTCATCTTCCCGATGGCACCAAACTCGATCGACATTGCTTTCACCAAACAGTTCGAGTCAGAAGTTCATCTCGCCTACCAGCGATTTGGATCGAAATTGCTCAACACTGTGCGGCGAAAAACAAATGTCGTCGGCAAGTCCACAACCTTCCAGATCATAGGTAAGGGGATCGCAGGCACCAAGACCCGAGGCGGTCAGGTTCCGATTCTTAATCTCGTTCACACCAACGTCGAATGTATTCTCGCTGATCGCTATGGCGGTGAGTTCATTGACAAGCTGGACGAGCTGAAGATCGAACATGACGAGCGTGGAGCAGTAACAACCTCCATCGCTGCTGCTTTGGGTCGTGCATCTGACGCGGACATTACCGCCATTACCGACACCTTCTCAGGTGAGACTGCCGCCGCTGGCGTGGTCACACAAGTTAAGGTCGAGGAAGCCTATGAGTTTATGGGCAATGGCGATGTTCCCGACGATGGCCAGCGATTCCTTGCTGTTGCTCCGCAAGGCTGGACTAACCTTATGAATATCACAGAGTTCGCATCTCTGGACTTCGTTCCAGAATCTGATCTGCCCTTCCCGAAGGTCGGCTTCAGCGCGAAAATGTGGTTTTCCTTCCACGTCTTTTCCTTCTCAGGATTGACCCTGACAGGTGGCACCGTTCGTCAGAACGTCGCCTACCATAAGTCAGCGGTTGGTCACGCCTCTGGGCAGGATGTGCAAATGGACATCACCTGGCAGGGCAAGGAACAGTCGCACCTCGCGGTTGGCTCCATGTCTATGAATGCTTGTCTCATCGATGACCTCGGTGGATATCGCATTCGCTCAACGGAGACCTAAATTGAAGAACTTTCTCATAAAATTTGCTCTCCGGTTCCTTCCGTGTGCCTTTGACAATACGCAGATGAACCGTCTGCAACTTGGCACAATGACTGCGTGGTACTACAAGTCGCTTGTCGATGCGATCGTTGTAGTTGAAGCGGCTGATTACTTTAACGAGATATCTGGCCTCATCAACAACGGCGATATCATTGTCGTGAGTGATACGAACCTCAACCTGATTAACACTCTCGGGGTGACTTCGGCTGACGGTGCTGCGTCTGTAACTACGCTTGTTGCTGTAACTTAAGCGACAGGCGCTAAAGGAGTCGGGCCGGGGTTAGCTAGTCTAGCCTCGGCCCTATTTAATTATGGCTGAAGCGGATCGGATCGATAATTCAAACAAGGCGTGTCTCGGTGCTGGCGTCAACCCGATCACAAGTTTTACTCAGGGAACTGCCGAGTCAATTTTCTGCAACGAGTGGTACGAGCTGATCACTTTGTCTGAGCTGTCGCTTTACAAGTGGCGCTTTGCGACAAAGACTTTTGATCTGACTCCGAACCTTCTCGTTGACCCACCGGATACGCGGTTCAATGTCGCGTACCAGATTCCGAATGATGTGCTGTCTGTTGATACCCTGCTCGTCAATGACGGTGGTGCAGGTACTACTGGCCGCAGCAGAATTATCGAATACGATCGGTTTCAAGATCAGATTCACACGATGGATACACAAGACGATACGGTATTTCTCAAGTATCGCTTCCGCGCTGATGAGTCGCTTTGGAATCCGTACTTTCAATTGCTTGTTATCTACCGGCTGGCGACGATGCTTTCATTCTCGATTGCTCGCAAGGAAGATATTGCAGGCTCGATGAAGGGTCTAGCTGACGAGCACTGGAAGAAGGCGAAGACCGAAGACGCTCAGGCTCAGACGAACCAGAAGGTCAACCTTCGCAGGCTCGTTAGAAACAGGAGCGGGAGTCTTGACAGATTTTGGCGTAATCGGTAATGCCAAAATTCAGAAACTTTCAAACCAACTTCTCAGGCGGGTTGTTGTCCGAGGGGATGCTTGGTCGCCTCGACCTGGCTCAGTACGAGAACGGTTGCCGGCAGCTCGATAACTGGTGGCCGAAGGTCACAGGTGGAATGCGGCGCAGGCCGGGATCTCTTTTTCTCGATACCAATAACGCTTCGATCCGCATTGAGGGTTTCGTCTTCAATGAGGTTCAGACCTATCTGTTTTCCTTCGATGTTTCTCCTGATCAGATCACTATCTATGATGAGGAAACTGGCGCGATAATCGATACCGTAACGATAACTGGAACTCCGGCAACTTTTTGGAGCGAGCAAGTTGTCAAGAAGCTGTCGATCACGCAGACCGCTGATGTGATGTTCCTCGCGCATGAGCTGTTCCTGCCGATAATGATTCGTCGCCTCGATGCAACCAACTTCCAGCAGGAAGAATACGAATTTGAGGGATTCAATATCGCGGGTGATTACCCGAAGGCAATGCCGTTCGTAAAGTTTGTGGCGCTGAAGAATACAATTGAAGTGAACGGGCTTGATGAAGGCGATGTTGTCACCGTCACTTCCAACGAGCAGATATTTGAAGCACGCCATGTAAACCGCGCGATCCGCTACCGTGGCAAGCAGATATTCATCACTTCGGTAGCAGCTCCACCGAGCTTCACTGCGGTTGGAACGATCCTCGAGGACTTGGATCCGGGCGCTGTGCTTCAGTTCGGCGCGACCGATGCTGCCAGCGATTTTGAGATTGATGAAATAATTGTCGGGCGCGACTCTGGCGTGAAAGGACAGGTGATCTCAAAGACGACCAACGAGATTACAATTGGAATGATCGGCGGTACTTTCCCGGCTCTGTCAACTGAAGAAGTTGAGGGGCTTATCAGCGGAAACATCGCAACGATAACAGCAAACTCGAACGTGAATCCGGTTCCATCGTCTGATTGGGATGAGGAAGCTTTCAGCGATGAGAACGGGTACCCATCAGTGATCGAGTTCCACTCGCAGCGCCTTTGGCTTGCAGGTAGTTCCTCACTTCCAGCCCATATCTTCGGGTCGAGGGTTGCTGCGTTTTTTAACTTCGATGTAGGAGATGCGTTCCCTGCTGACTCAATTCAAGTCGTGATCTCTGACAAACAGGTGAACATGATTAACGATATTGTCAGCGGTCGTCACCTACAGGTGTTCACTGACGCCGGCGAGTTCTACGCTCCGCAGACAGAGGACACCCCTTTAATTCCTGAGACATTCAACCTTATCAAGCAAACTCGCTACGGTTCTAATAACCTGATCGAGCCAAAACTATTTGATGAGTCCACGATATTTTTGCAAGCAGAGGGCAACGCTGTCCGTGAGTTCATTTGGATTGACCAGCTTCGCGGCTACTCATCGGATGCTATCTCGCTGATTGCTGAAGAATTTATTCAAGACGTTCAGGAAGTAGAAGTGCTGTACGGTGGCTATGACAGGCCAGAGCAGATTGCTTTCTTTGTCAATGGCGACGGCAGCATAACGTGGTATCACGCAGCTCGCGCCGAACAGATCAGAACGTGGGGAATCTGGCAGACCCAGGGCGACTACAAATCTCTGACCGTGATTGCTGACAAGATGTATGCGCTTGTCGATCGACCAACCGGGATCTTCATTGAACGCTTTGAACTCGATGTCACTCTCGATTCTGCGGTGCAGGCATCTGACGTATCAAAATCAGTCTGGGTAGGCGATGCTCCGCATCTGACCGACGAGCTGATTCAGGTCGGAACGAGTGTCATTCAGGCGAACAACGATCCTGATTACTTTCTCGGTGAGTTCACTTATGCCGCTGATACGATTGACCTTGGCTCGATCACCGTGGACAACATCACTATTGGCTATGGCTTTGTGCAGACTCTTGAAATCATGCCGATTGAAATCAAAGACAGCAACGGTGTGACAGGCGGGATGCCGAAACGTATTGTATCTGCTGATGTCTACATTGCTTCGACGGCGGCAATTCAGATCGAGGGTCATAGGATAACGACATTCATCGCAGGTTCTGACTTGTCAGTGAAGCCGGACCTCATTACTGGGGTGCGAAAGTTTTATCTGTTTGGCTACGATGAGCGACCAACGCTTACAATCGTGAACGACATTCCAGTGCCATGTGAGGCGCTTTCACTTGGCGCAGAGGTGGAATA